TGATCAAAGTCGAGAGCTTTCGGCGTTCGATCCAGTTGGCGGCGGAAATACTGCGCTAGGAAGTCGCACCGTTGGTCTTGACATGTCAGGACATGTAGGCCGAGTGGAAATACAAATCATCCAACCAGACTCCACGGCCACTTTGTCTGGAGTGGTCGGTACAACTAACTTAGGGAATGTTAGTGTCGAAACGGGAGAAGTTGACGTTAGTGTGTCAGTTACTGGAGTTAGCTCTACGGCTGCTACTGGTTCTATTACACCTGTGTCTGACACTTTTGCAATCACTGTTGCAAACCCCGGAAGCGGAAACAAATACTACATAGATGGTGTACAGCAAGCTACGGTGAGCATTACCGAAGGTAACACTTACAGGTTTGATCAGTCTGATTCGAGCAACAGTGGTCATCCTTTGAGATTTTCGACAACAAGCAACGGAACGTGGGGTGGTGGTTCAGAGTACACCACGGGTGTTGTTACGGCGGGAACTCCGGGCAGCTCAGGAGCTTACACACAGATCACTGTGGCTATAGGAGCGCCTACTCTTTACTACTATTGTACGAATCATTCAGGCATGGGAGGTCAGGCAAATACGCCTAGTTAATTATGGCTGTTCGCAAAGTAACTAAGAAGAAGGTTGTGAAAAAGAAGTCGGCTCCTAAGAAGACGGTTGCCATGAAGTCTGGCGGCAAGAGCAAGTCTCGCGTTAATGAGGCGGGTAACTACACTAAACCGACCATGAGAAAGAATTTGTTTAACAAGATTAAGGCTGGGTCACGCGGGGGCAAGCCGGGACAATGGAGCGCCAGAAAAGCGCAATTGCTGGCATCTGAGTACAAAAAGAAAGGCGGGGGATATAAGAGCTGATGGCCTTAAAAAAGTCACAAAAGTCCCTGAAGAACTGGACTTCACAGAAGTGGAGAACCAAATCTGGAAAACCGAGCGCCAAGACAGGAGAGCGATACCTTCCTGAGAAAGCGATCAAGTCTTTGAGCGCCAAAGAATATGCTGCTACCACTAGAAAGAAGCGAAAGGACACCAAGGCTGGGAAACAATTTTCTTCTCAGCCAAAGAAGGTTGCTAAGAAAACAAAGAGATTTCGATAATGGCATTTACGTTCACAACGCTAAAGACAGCTATTCAAGATTATCTGGAGTCTAGCGAAACTACCTTCGTCAATAATCTTCCTCTAATAATCACTCAGGCTGAGCAAAGAATACTCAGGGGCGTACAAATACCTGATTTGCGTAGGAACCAAACTGGAACCCTGAGTCAGGGTAATGCTTATCTTACGATGCCCGACAACTTTCTGGCGTCTTACTCGCTTGCTATCGACAACAGCGGTTCGCAATTCTTAGTTTTCAAAGATGTAAACTTCATGCGCGAGGCATATCCTGTCGAATCAACTCAGGGAGTGCCAAAGTATTACAGTATATTCGATGACACGAGGTTTATTATCGGGCCAACACCAGATGCTAACTATGCGGTTGAGCTGCACTATATGTATGAGCCTGAATCAATCACCACCGCCGCAAGCGGCACAAGCTGGCTTGGTTCTAATGCAGAAAACGCCTTGCTGTATAGCTGCTTGGTTGAAGGCTACACCTTCCTGAAAGGAGACGGGCCTCAGATGGAGTTCTATCTTTCCAAGTATGAGGATGCTGTTTTGCGATTGAAGTCGCTTGGCGAAGGCTATGACACTACGGATAGCTACAGGTCTGGCGCAGTGAGGAGCTTGAGAGTCTGATGTTTACTGTAGATATACAGTCAAGCGTAGGTCAGGTAGGAGTAGAGACTACGAGTAATCGCGGTTTCACTCCAGAAGAAGTAGCCGCAGATTGCGCTAACAGGATTATTTCAATATCAGCAACGGCTGATCCGGTTTTGCGACAGCAAGCAGAGGCGTTTAAGTCGGGCATAGAAAAGATTGTTTTGCACTACATGAAGCAGGCAGCAAGAAGCGAAAGAACCAACATATATAACGTACTACTCAACGCCGGAGAAAGTTCTTTGGCTGAACATATAAGGAGGCTTTAATGGCTTTTTCAGGCAATTTCATGTGTACCAGCTTCAAGAAAGAATTGATGACTGCTACGCATAATTTCACCAACAGTACAGGCAATACGTTCAAACTAGCGTTGTATGATAACAATGCCAGCTTTAACGCCTCTACTACGGCGTACACAACTTCTAATGAGATATCTGGTACTGGCTATAGTGCGGGGGGTGGCACGTTGACTAACGTCACACCTACTACTGGTGGCACTACAGCTTTTACTGATTTTGCTGATCTCACGTTCAGCACAGCTACAATAACCGCAAGGGGCGCGTTGATTTACAACGACACCGCTTCTGGTGACCCCAGCGTGGTGGTATTGGACTTTGGTGGAGACAAGACCTCTACTGCTGGTGACTTCAAGATTGTTATGCCAACTGCTGATCAAAACAATGCGTTGATTAGGATCGCCTAATGTCCGGTGTGGGTTGGGGCCGTGCTGCTTGGGGTGATGGTAGCTGGGGCGAAGATACAACCCAAATCGTAGTAATAGGTGGTTGGGGCCGTGGAGCGTGGGGTGATGGCGCTTGGGGCCGATCATTAGGCTTAGAGGCCACTGGTCAGGTAGGAACGGTTGCGGCAGGTATCGTTGCTGGAGCCACAGTCAATCTGACAGGTCTTGAAGCCACAGGCGTTGCTGGGTCAGCGCAGGTTCTGGCTCCGGGTCAAGTAGCGGTAAGCAGTGTTGTAGCCACAGCCTCTGTCGGCAGTGTTGTTGTTCATCACAACGCGCAGGTAACAGCAACAGGCGTAACCGCAACAGGCGGTGTTGGCACTGCTGGGGTACAGCAAACCACTGGTGTCTTTCCTACAGGCGTAGCAGCGACATCCGCAATCGGTTCTGGTTTCAGCGTTGTTGCTCCTGCTAACATCTCACCAACAGGGTTGCAGGCAACTTCTACGCTTGGCACGGTTGGCGTTGAGTTAGTCCTAGAAATCAATCTTACAGGCGTAAGTTCTACGTCTTCTGTTGGGTCAGTAGCCCCTGCTGCCGGAAGTTCGATAAGCGTAAATGGCATACAGGTCACTGGTCAGGTGGGCAGAGTGCTTATCTGGCAGGATGTTGATCCATCACAGAATCCAAACTGGATTAATTTACTTCCATCACAAACTCCAAACTGGGTGGATATACCCTAAGTTGAGGTAAACAAATGGCAACATACAACAATGATCTCAGGCTAAAAGAAATAGCTACAGGAGATGAAAGCGGTACTTGGGGTACTTCTACCAACACAAATCTTTCGTTAGTGGCTGATGGTTTTAGCCAAGGCACGAAACAGATGTCTTCGGATGCTGATGAAACCTTCACTATGCCTGATGGCTCTGCTGACGGCTCTCGTTCTCTGTATCTGAAGATAACTTCTGCAACCTCCCTCAGCACCACGAGAACCATAACACTTGGGCCGAATACGGTATCCAAGGTCTGGATGATTGAGAATGCAACCTCTGGCAGTCAGAGCATTGTTATTAAGCAGGGTTCTGGAGCTACGGTAACCATACCTACCGGAACCAAGAAGTATGTGTACTCAGATGGAGCTGGTGCGGGTGCTGCGGTTTTTGATGCAAACTTCACCGAAGCTGGAGGCGGAACGGTCACTTCTGTTCAGGTGTCTGGAGGAAGCACAGGTCTGACAGCCTCTGGTGGCCCTATTACCTCGTCTGGAACAATCACTCTAGCGGGTACGCTAGGCACAGGAAATGGCGGTACAGGCTCCACAGCTACCGCATATTGCAACCTAGCAAGCAATGTCACAGGAACCCTGCCTACCGCTAACGGAGGCACGGGAAGCTCTGCTACTCAGTATTGTAATCTAACTACGAACGTCACCGGAGTATTGCCGTTTGCCAATGGCGGCTCTGGCGCGATAGTCCCTCTCCTGAAGGGCGTCAACTATACAGCGAGTAACAGGGATTACGTTGTGGTAACAGCCGCAAGCGTTACCATCACCCTACCCGCTGGCCCTTCTGCTGGAGATGTCGTTGTTATCAAGGACGGCACAGGTGCTGCTGAGACAAGTAGTTTTACGGTAGGCAGGAACAGCTCTAACATAGCTTCAAGCGCAAGTGACCTGACTTTTGACAAGAACTTTGCTGAGATCGTGATGACATACATCAACGGCACTATAGGCTGGAGCGTGTAATGAGTAACCTTTCTGATCTGCTGCCCAGCGGG